CCGAAGGTGTAAAAGTCGAGGGCTTTCCTGTCAAATCTGCCCACGCACCTGAAAATAATGTTGGCTTACCTCCTATATCTGTCCAATTAATTGAATCATCTCCCTTATGCCAAAAGCTATCAATTAATGATGCAAATTGAACATCAGATGGATAATCACCTGTCTGAAAATATGTTTTTAATACTGCCCTTGATTCCATAAAAAATAAATTTTAACCTAGAGGAATAATTTGATTCATCACTACGGTATAACTTGAAACTCCTGCTGCGGGACGCAGAAAGCCAAATAGAATGTCGCCCGATGTCTGTACCTCTCCATTAATTGTATGAATATTGTCCACACCTGCTGCATCTCGCACAAAAGGTATCCCGGCATATCGGCGTATAAGTGTAATTGGCACATTATTTGCAGGGCGCAACTCTACAGGAAGAGTAGCACCAATAACTCTATAAACAGGAGTTGTTATGTCGCTTGGGGAAAAAATAGTAGCAGATACGCCGATTGTTGCTTGAACTTGCAATGTATTTGCAATCAAATCCTTTTTTGCTATAATTGAACCAACAACTGAGCCTGTAGTAGCCGACCATATAGGATACCAACCAGTTTTAGAACGTACACCCAACACCACTTCTTCCCATCTTTTAAATGAAGAATACAGATAACAATCTGTTGGTGTGGCACTTGATGACGCAACTATCAAATCCGCATAATAAGTCACCTCAAGTACATTATGCACACTTGAGTCTTCAAAAGTGGCAGGGTTTGCAGTCTTATTAACCCTAATGTAATAAGCACTACCCAAACTTAATGGCGGAGGGAAAGAAGGTGCATAGTAGGGCATTAGTTTGCTATCTACAAAAACCCAACCATTAGGCGAGCCTGTGTGCATTCCGGCTATAATTAAGGGTGTTGTGCCTGCTCCCGAATACATGCCCCCCAAAGCCTCCCAAAGACCTGACCTATCCCACTCTAACACATCTAAGTCGAGCGGGAAACCACCAGTATTGCTAAAATCAGTAAACTTCATATCAAATAATTTAAACTTCTTCTATTTTATATTGATTGATTGAAACCAAGCGGTAACTATCAATTAAGGCTCTCATTTCATAAACATCATACACCAATCCAATGGGTACTCGAACAATAAAATTTGCTCCTGTTTCCGAACGTCTGAATAAATGTTCGGGTGAACTTTCAGACCTTCTTTTAATGTAAAATGGCTTCAACTCATCTCTTCTATAAATAATAGTTGGCGAAGTGTCTAATCCATCCACTAGGCTTATCCTCCTGCTCGTATTGTCAAATCTGTCGTTCAATACCGCCTCCATAAACGCAACTTGCGTACCATGACTGAGCCGATAAAGATTCTTTGCTCGAAAGCTCTGAAACCATCCATGAATAGTGATTAGCGGAGCAAGCAAAGCATTAAACCATGCTAACATCTTTTTATTTCTGAAATTCAGAATAAGAAGCTGCTTTGCTGCTTTTGTAAAATCAATATCATAGAAGCTCATAGGGTATAAATTCAAGAGTTAAATCAGCATCCGCTATCCTCATCCATCCTGCATCAGGTATTCGCTTCACAACAATATCGGTAAATGGTAATGCACCATATTTACTTTGGGCTAATACTAAATGAGGCACTTTAACCCCATCCACCTTTTGAAGTGTATCAATTAGTTTTGCATTAATATAGTAACCGTTATTAAAATCAATGTCGTTTTTCAAGTATTCTCGAATAGCTTGTTGACAAGGAGTGTCGTTAGTACCATCCAATCTCTTACCATCAGCCGCAAGAACCAAAGGGTCGTAATAAATTTTTAGGTGCAGCTTTAGTGCATCAGCGGGTAGATTTTTAAATGAAATTTTCACTCCCAAGTCTTTTACTCTACCCATGTAAGTTTTAAATGAATTAAACTGTGTCGTGCTTAAAGGCGACAAATCACCACCGCTTAGACCAGACACTTTAATTAGTATCCCCTTCGGAATTTCAATTGCTGCGGCATTATACACTACCTTACTGGCTGACACAACTGAACCATCTAATCCTGTATTATCATACTTCACTTTGCCAACCGGGAGAGAATAACCAAATTGAAAGTCTTTGGCAATATTGCCATACCAAGCTGCGTGATGTGGTTCTTGGTTGTCAATTATAGATTGAACCTCTTTTTTATGACTTTCAAAAATTTGCTCATGCAGCCATATACAAACAGCCATTACATAAGCCCAAGCCCTCCAAACAGATACTTTACTTGTAGAGCTTAGTCCACTCAGTTCCGGAGTTGCCTCTTTTACTGTTATAATGTGATTGAATATTTCCGCTACTGTTCTCGACATTTTAATAATTTTTTACCCCACAATGAAAGTGCTGCCAATAGCCATGTACCCAATACCTCCTGTCACAACTTCAATTTCTTCGTTCATTTTATGAGCCGTTGCAGGAATAATGGAATGGCTATAATAATGCTCCAGTACCTCACGGTTATAAATTGGAATACTTGATGTTTCTATAATCGTACCTACAGGCACATCGTCTGTCAAAGAAATACCCAATAATTTGGCAACATCTACAGCAGCTTCGATAGAGCCGCCAAGCTGAATACCAAGGTCAAAGACCGATTGGTTATTCTGTACCGTTATCCTTGCTTCCATCAAATTCAAAATATTTATTGAGTTTGCGCAAGACAAAACCCGCTAATGTTTTTGTTTCTTTCCAACCGAGCATCCCTAGATTTTCCATCCAACTAATGAACAATTGAAAGACAATACCAATAAAAAAAGTATAGTACAACCACATAAATGGATTGACTTCGTAACCTAAAATTTGAGGCACCTCCATTTTTTTGGCAAAGGCATGAAGTATGGAAATAATGAGAACGTAAACCCCAATTTTCAAAAACATACGCCCAAGTTTTCGGCTTTTGATACGCTCACCTCTTACTACTCTCGAAACTTTGAGCCCAGTATAAAACTCCGCGACAATTAGCGCAAAGAATGATAACAAAACAACAATATCAAGCCCTGTATGCTCTTTTACAAAGACTGGAATAGCACCACACAATGCACTCAAGGCAGCAAGTCGCTTTGCTCCTGTTACAGATATAGGCATTAAAAAAACTGTGTTTGTAAAATCATCGAAACTCCTATATCCAAATCCTTGCAACCAATACCTTGGATTAAAACTATCATGCAAAGCCCAAAATAAATGGTGAAGCATAAACCTCAAATTTTCAACTATGGTTCTAATGTTTTTCATAACTATCGTTGTTTATGGTTATATATTTTTGCACTTCATCATAATTTTTGCCATCCCGTAATAGGTGTTTTTTTACTAAAGCGCGCAATCTTGAAATGTTAATCTTACTCTTAATTAGTCGAATTAAGCCGGGACCAATAATTGGGTCTTCTTTGCTTTCGCCCTGATTCAATCTGAGCAATTGGCTAACATCTTGAATTGTACTGTCCCCCACGACAAAATCGCCATTTCCAAAAACCAAATCATCCTTTTCATTTAATAAAATATCGTTCATCTCTATGTGATTGTATGCGTAAAAACACCAGTCACTGGTCCTCCTGTTGGAGGGGCTACCAATCCAACAGTATAAACTATTGTTGCAGTTTTAATGTACTTGTCTATTGCCGTAGCCATATTACTAGCCAAAACTTTGAAAGCCTCCTCCGGATTGTTGGTTTTTGCCATCTGCTCCTTAAATGCAGCGAGCAAATCAGCTTCAAGAGTTCCTTTTACCAATGCCATTTAAATCAAATTAAAATGCTCTTTAAATCAGTTTCTACTTTTTCAAAATCTGCAATATTGATGGGTGTTCCACTAGGTCCCACTCCAGTTGTAACAGTAAGAGCCTTCATTGCCTTTAGCAGTGCACTCATTGTTTTACCAAAATCTACACCTCCTACTTCTATTTTAAAGCCCGATGGCTTTATAGTTAGTAGTGCATCACCAACTGTTACAAGTGCCTCCTCTACATCTTCAGCACAAATCAAATAAGCCGCCGCATCTAATCCTTCAACAGTTCCTATCAAGCACTTAGTAGCAATCTTTGGCTTTTTGTAATCGTTACCGATACCTAAGAGAATATCAAAATATTCAAGTCCATCACTTACACCCTTAGCGGTCATTGTTTTGGCATCCCAATCCACCTTTTCAACTATGACCCAAGCTGTACTTTTAGGAATGAGGTCTTTCTGCCGCTCATTTAGTGTTTTTATAAGTTTTTTGATGTTATCATCTTTCATTTCTTAACTGACTTTACCACCCAAAGTGATTACTTGCCTATATCCGTTTTCATCAAACTTTTTCGATACACCATCAACATAATAAGTGCCATTTCTGTCGGGGTACAATTCAGAATACAAAGTGACTTTCATTCCATGCTGCATTCTTGGCTTGCCAAAAACTGTAATTGTTCCATCCCATCCATCACGGTGCGCCTTGGCATAATCTTCTTTTACTTTTTTCTCCAATTCTGCCTTAGCAGTTATATTGAAATAAGATAGCTTCATTACGTCTCCCCCTTCCTCTCCAAACTCGAACTCTAACTTTTGACCATTCACCAATAAACTACTTGCAGAAATCTTGAGTACCACATCTTCTTTATTCTTGTACTGCAAACTATTTTCTACAACTGCCCTTTCTAAGTCAAATTCTACCGCTTCAATGGCACTATCATCTGCATAATACTTACCGCAAACAATCTGCTTTCCTTTCATGTAGGTGTAGAGATTAGAATCTGTCTGCAATTTTTCTAAGACCTTGCCAACCGTTGTTTTTGGAAATCGAACCGAACCCAAGGCAACCCCTTCTAAAGCATCAATTTCATAACCCGGACAAATATCTTTGAGCAGCTTTTCAAGTGTCACCGACTTATTGGAGTAGTTGACAGGCAATGCCTTCACTTTTCGCATCTCGTTTTCACACTTAATGACAACTGGTATATCGGCTGACACGTGAGCGATATAACCTTCAAATTCATGCTCATTCTGCTCGTCATAGCCCAATTCAATCAGTACAGGGTCATCAGCTTTAAAAAGCTCTCGAATACTATACTTTTTAAACAAATCAGCATTTCTTGGCAAAATAATAGTTGCCGTATCGGTCAACTGCTTATAGCTAGAGTTAATGTCAACTGAATTTGCATTTACAATAGTCAGCGGTTGCCCTTTTTCATCAATTATATTCGGAAACTGCAACTTCATTGTCATCAACCACATCGCTACTTTCTTTTTAAATTGCCCGTATTGATAGTCAGTTCCGGACTCCTATCGCTTTTACAAGTAAGCTCGAAAGGAATTACCCAAGGCTTACCCTCTACCTGCCGAAACGTCAACTCTTTAATTACTATATAATCAATACTTAAATCCTCAAACAAAGAACCCTCGACCGGGATAGATTGGCACGCCTGTTCAAACGCACTCAATTGTAATTTTTGAGCCTGAGCAGTTCTTACATAGCCACCCTTACCATCCGGCTCATCTAAACACAAGCCACGCATTTTGATGTCAAAATCACCAAAAGAGAACAATTCTTTAACTGTACCCCAACCTGTAGCCACTTCTGTTTCTACAATGTTTTTTGCCCTGGTAAAATCAGTCAGTGTGGCTGCGGGTAGATGAAAACGACCATAAGACACCATTTCAATTTTACCCGCAGGTGTGATAGTTCTTACATTTTTCATTTCAGCAAATGTGATCGGGAAAAGTATTGGCGTTCCCATCCAGCTTTTCACATCTCTACCAATCTCTTCCGGATGTTCTCCTTTTACCCAAGCGTCACTAAATACATCTTCAACCCTTTTTTCATCTTGCCCCGGTTTAAACTTGCCAAGTCCTACCAATTGCTCCAAATTGTTGAGCGAAGGCGATGAAGGCAGAGAATACACCGGACGGATGCCAAATGCAGCTTCAAATATTCCACCCAATAGATTGTATTGTATGCTCATTTTAACTTTGGCTAATTAAACTGTCTCTCATTCGGTCGTTGAGTATTCCCGATATTTCATTAGCGACATTTTGTATATCCAACTTGCTGCTAATATTTTTGAAATAATTATTGATTGTTAAATTCATTGTCGTGGTTTTATTACCACCGCCACCGCTAATACTCATACCATTATCGCTGCTTTTTGCTTTGCCGCCCTTAGTATTTTTGGTACTTAGCTGCCCGTCAATTTTGGTGTTGTCATCAACACCAAGTATTCCATGCTCTTGATTGTATTCCTTACGATTACCCGCAACTTGCTCTTTACCGAAATCTGCTACACCTTTATTATAACCTTGTTGCGTCTTTTCAATTGCCGTAGTTGCATCGGCAACTAATTCTCTAGTTGGGTCGGTAACAGCTTTCATGGCTCCTGAAAAATCGCCCTGCATGAGCTTCCAAATGCCCTCCAATACACCCATCACTTGCTTTAAAGGGTATAATATGAAGTCAAGAATTACTTTGCCCCAATCCTTCCACGAATTAGAAAAGGCTTCTACAATACCCGCTGCCCAATCAAAGTGTTTACTAAGCAGTATAATACCGCCTACAAGAGCCACAATTAAACCAATAACCAAACCGATTGGGTTTGCCCACAATGCAGCATTAAACAACCATTGCGAAGCCGTAGCCGCTTTTGTGACAACATTCATCACTGCTTGCGAACCACGAAGCGTATTCACCAAACCAGTCACATTGTTTATTTGAAATGCTA